TAATACGTAACTGCCAGAATTTAATGTAGTTGATGATCCATTATTACTTCCATATGTAAAATTTATAGAAGCATTTTGAAGAGGTCTTAATAGAGCTTTTCGTGTATGCGTGTTTGTGCCTGTTAAAATCCCCCAAAAGCCTCCTGCCCCAACATCAATACCTGCGACCATAATAGCATTTAAGGGAAGAAAACTTGTATTATTATTAAATCCCATCCTATAGCCGTCTGCCCAAATAGAACTTGTAGGAGTTTTACTAACATCAGAAAAAGAATTTCCCCCGTTAACTGAAAATCTAAAAAACTGTTCACATCGATATATATTATCCTTTTTTAAATTAAATGAAAAAGCTGTAACGTTTCCACTTGTAGTAGTTATATCTGCGGGAATATAATTGTATTGATTTCTTCCAGAAATTACAACATCTTCGTTAATTGTTAATTTACCATCTGTTATAGTAACATCTATACCAGATAAATTTAAAGCATCAACATTTTGTGAATCTATAGCATTAAATACGCCTGTACCAGATACATTTATTCCTCCAGGGAATGTTATAGGCGCATTCTCTTTGCTTACATCATTTCCAGATATAGTAGATTCACTTAATCCAAAAAACATATTACGTCCTAAATAATTATCATCCATTTTAAAATAAATTTGTTGTCCTGGGTCAGGAATAGATCCGCCTAAAAATTGAATAATTCCAAAATTAGATGTCCCACTATTATAAAGATATAATTTATTATTATTTGGATTGCTTGAATTTCCAAGCCCGAGAGATCCAACAAAATATTTAGTTCCGCTAATTACTTGATTACCAGTAGTATAAAGAATAGTACTTGGCAAACTACTAACTTCGCCACTTAAAAGAACTGGTACTCCATTAACTCTTGGTTTAACATCTAAATCTAAATTTCCAGTTTTATACGTTAAATTAAAACTATCTACGAATGGCGCTCCATTTCCAAATGGTGGAACAAGAACTGTTCCAAATTGCATCTTTAATGCTTTTTCTTCGGCTGTTTGTAAAAATGAAATTTTACTATTTATTCTATCTTTTTCAAGTCTAATACTATGCTTTGCATTTCCAAAATAAAAATCTTTTTCTCCAAAATCAAAAGTTATTAATGGAAGTTGTGATTCTCTAACTCCAGATATAGTATTAATCGCCTCTAAGTTATAATGATTTATTCCACTTAAAGTTAAATTTCCACGCAAAGTTCCAGACTCTTGTTCAAATGAAAATGTATTATGAGGTGGATTTGATATAATGTTTAATTTTTTCATTGTTCTTCTTCATAAGAGTTACAATTTATATATGTACCATTATTTGTTATAGATGAAAACCCAAAACTATTTGGACCAGCGCTACAATTTAAAAAGTTACCTTCAATTACCACCGCTTCACTTCCGAATGACCAATATTCCGCTTTGCAATTCTCAAAATAACCTTTAACTTCTCCTGCTAATGAACCAAAAGAAGACCATCCTCCTATGCAATTTATAAAATTTCCATTTGCGCCCCCTCGATATCCAAAAGAATAATTTCCAGCAGAAACATTTTTGTATGTTCCTTTGTAGTTTACTCCAATCCTCATGCTCTGAATAGATTCCGTTGAAGTTAAGAAATCTACATTTTCTATATATGTTTTACCAAAATTTTGCCCTGCAGAAAAATTTTGAAAATATGCAGAAGGCAAAAGATGTAATCTTTGTTGAAAATACTCTAGATCTTCTAAAGCTAAATTTGGTACAACATGCCAAGGAGAACGAAAAGAAGTATTAGTGTTATTTACAGATAAATTTAATAAAAAAATATTATCAACTATTTGATTTATTGTGCCATTACTTTGAGAGCCAACATTAGTAGTAATAATTGGTTTATTTTTTTCATCTAAACCTAATATATCAACAAAAGGTTTATTTAAAATTAATGATGATGTGCCTAAGTCAAATATCCCTGGCTCTAAATATAAATTATATCTTTTATTTTCTCCCAAACCAAGAGTAGAAATTTCTGAATATTTTTTTAATAAATTTTTTCCATTTTGGACTTCGTCTTCTGTAGCTTTAATTACAAAACTTTGATAATTTTTTCTTTCTAATAAATTAAGATAATTCATATTAAATTCCTGGATTACTAATTATGGTCACCCATCCTGAGTAATATGAATTGTTTACACCTAATAATTCTATAGACTCATTTTTTTGAAGTGATATTGAATCTGTTTGATCTATATTAGCTGAACCAGTTATCGTTAATAATCCATCTCCTAAATTTTTAATATTAAATCTTAAGCCATTTGATACAGAAGGTAAAGTCCCAGTAATACCAGAAACATAATTTGCCAAATTTAAATAACTATCAGAAATATTAAAATCTCCACTATAATAAATAAAACTACTAGTTACGCTATTAAATCCAGGAAAAGATTGATTTATATATCCAGAAAGTTCAACCAGATCTAATTGCTTCAAACGAATTAAATTTGGCATATTATTTTACCTTGCTATGATATAGTATACTTGCTAAATAGCTATCCAATTGATGATCATAAGCTATATTATTTATACTTGCAATAACTTCTTGATTTTTATCAAAAGGTTGATTTATGTAATCTTCTATTTTAGTATTCCAATTTTCTGGAGATTCGTTAGCAATAATTAATTTAGAAATTTGATTAGCAACATCTTTTTGATCAAAACTTAACTTTTTAATGCCATGTTTTTTTCTTAAAAATGCTGCGACTTCTTCTTCTAATTTTTGAGCAAAGATAAGATTTTCTTTTACTTTGGAAAGACTATATTTTTCTTCTAAAGAAGCTTTAGATTGTTTACCTTCTCCAATTGGTTTAACATTTTTCGTTGATTGAGGTACTCCACCGCTTCCGCTTGGCCTACCAGTTTCTCCTCCGCCACCCATTTTAGGACCACCAATTAATGGTTGATAAAATCCTTGATCTCTTAGTTCTTTATATTTTTGTTGAGAAATTAATGCGTCTTCTGGTTGTGGAAGTCTGCCAGTATCAATTGCTCTTAATCCTTCTTCTGGAGTTAAAATACCAAGCTCCATCAATCTATTATAAATTCTAGAATATTGAACATCATCTTTTAGATCAATGTCATCAAATTCTGGTGTTGGAAAATTTTTAAAACCTAAATCTTTACTTATTCTTCTAACTTCTGGAATTATAAACTCATTTATAAATGTTTGTCTAGCTTGTTTTAATCTTTCAATAAATACTTGAACTTTAATACTTGTATTTGCAAATTTTTCATTACCAATAAGAATATTATTTAATCCCATTTGAATATCTCTATCAACTACTTCATATTTTTCTGGTCCAATAAGGTTGCCAATATCAGGAATAACAAATTGGGCTTTTGTTGTATAATCTGCAATAAGAACTCGACCAACGCTTTGGTTTGTAAATAAAGCTTGCATCGCTTCAAGATTCTTTTGATTTACTCCACCTTTGTCTGGGTCTGTTCCCATTGTTACAAGAAGAATGGCTTGTTGCATAGTACGAGTTATTGCCATATCCATTTTTTTCATTTCGGCTTTCCAATTAATATCATCTAATACTGGAAAACCCATGGGTACGGCAAATGGCTCATAGTCTTGTTTTTTATAAAAAACAGCGCAAAGCCTTTCTCTATCTAATGGTAAAGTTAAAATACCAACAGTCCTTTTCTTGATCAATTCTTGAGTTTCTGGAGGAAGACTTTTCAGTACTTCTCTATCTTCATCTGTTTTAGGAGCTTTTAATCTTTCTAATTCATAATCACTTAATACTTTATAAAATCTTCCAACAGAAAAATTAATAGTTCCGCCAATTTGAATATCAGATGGATTTAATATTAAATATCTTGATGGCAAATTAACAGATGCTTTGGTAGATGTTAAACCAAATGCTTGAGTAATTTTATTAATATCTGAATCTGAGACTTTTGTGTCAAATCTATAAAGGAATACATTACCAGAGCGATAGTATTCTCTAAAAAACTTATCTTGTAAATCATAAATGTTTATTTTTTTGAATAAGGCATCAAAAAAATCTCTACTTTTTTGACTTCCACCTTTAAAATAAAGATTACTACAAGAAAATTCTGTCATTAAATCAATAGTATTTCTAAATATAGCAAAATTATAATATGCTTTTTGGCATAAAATAACAGCATCCCTTACGTTCATGTTGGATGCATTTTTTACTCCAGTAGAATATCTAAAAGGGATTAATCCTTCATCAATATTTTTAAACCTATCAGTTCTTACAATTCCACCCGCAGTATTTCTACGAGTTTGAGTATGTGTAGGATCACTTACATCAGAACCAGTATATGCCGAAGCTTTTGTCTCATAAGAAGAGGCTTGACTGACCATCAGAGGTTGTGTTTCCTCATTTTTGGTTATTTTTAATTTATTTTTAATTTTTTTAGCCATTTTACTTCAAATATTACACATTATCCAAGCATAATAGGAGAAAAAGTTGTAGCTTGAGGCTCATCTTTCTGTATCATAATATCATTATAGCACTTTAAAGCCCAATTTGCTAACATAAATGCTGAATAATTATCTTTTCTAGCTTTATTAGCAGAAGTGCTTCTTTTTAAATGTTGAGGTAAATCAAAACTTTGAGTTCCTCTACTTGTACTAGAATGCTCTACTATAGCGCATTGTTTTTTAGTTTGATATATAAAATCATCTTGATTTTCTATAAAATCTAATAGCATCCAATCTTTTTTATCATCTGATTTCATTAATTCTATTGGTGCGCCTTTATTAACAACTGAATTAAAAAATGATTCATGCGCCGCAGTTTTACTTGCGAACCATATTCTTTTATAATCAATACATGCTTGTAGATATTCATTAGCTTTGCGAATAAATGTGCTTGTGAATACTTGATTAAAGGCTATTCTTTTATCTTCAAGATTGTATTTTCTTTTTGCATTCTTAACCATTATGTCATAATCTACGCCTTCTAAATCACTATCAAATTCAAAAGTTTTAATTTCTAATTTTTGTTTTTTAAATAATTCAGACTCGTTACAAGCGGCAAGAAATACGTCTGCTCCTGCGTTATCAAGAATCATAAATACAATATTAAAATTATTTAATATATAATATAAATAAGAAACGTGATTTTTAAGATTTCCTAAACCAGCATAAGTATGAACTAAAGTACCATTTTTATTTTCGTCATCATATTCTAAAACTGCCATAGCAAAATAATCTGCATTTGGGCTATCGCTCATATTAGGATCAATTCCTAAAATATATTTTTTCTTTGGATCACCTTTTAAGAGAGTGTGTGGGGCTTCTCCATTTTTTAAAGTACATTCTTCCATTTTCTTTGCATTAAAATAACTATCACTACCATCTGTAAATTGAGCACAATATTCTCTGAGAAAACTACTATGACTAGATCCGCCAGCTTGAGCCTCTTCAATGATTGTTTTATCAATCATTTCTTCTGGAAGAGCTTCATAGCTCATTTGACTAACAAAATAAGTAGCTTCAGTTTTTTCTTTAGAAGTAATCTTTTCTGACCATTCTAAATATGTTTTGTAAAGATTTTCAAATGTATAACTTGCTGAAGATAATGCTACCATTTTACTTGTATTTTCAAAAACAGCCCTATCCTCTTCTTTCATTACTCCTTCTGATATAAGTTTATCTTCCATTTCTCTAATCTGCATTCTTTCTTTCATGTTTTGTGGCGCAACCAAGAATGGCATTAATACATTTTTAATAATTTCTTCTGGAAGCAAAAGAAACTCGTCAAGTACAAGGATATTAGCGCGAAACCCTCGAATTTTTTCGCCATTAAGCGGAATAGCAACAATGCTTCCACCATTAATCTGCCATTCAAATTGATCATTTCTTTTTGCTTTAGCGCCAAAACATTGAGCGAGTAATTCTGCGCCTTTACTATCTACAATTTTTTCTAGATTATTAAAAATAAAACGTGCAGTTCTGAATGTAGGTCCAGCGATAAGAATCTTTGTATTAGGTTCAAATACGCATTGAAGAAAACAAAAAACGGCTGCCATAAATGACTTACCGCAACCACGACCAAATACGCACATATTAAAATTTCTATTCATTAATGCTTTAAGATGAATTTCTTGATAAGGAGCTAGTTTGACTCCACTAATTAATTCTGTTGTAAAGCCGATATTAGCTCTTAAAAATTTAGCTAAAGTAATTTTGGCTTCTTTATCATTGAGATAACCCTTCAGTTCTGCTAATTCAGCATTAACATCTTTAACTTCTTTTATATATTTTTCTGGACAGTATATCATAATAATTTCATATCATATGCCAATTGTAAATCTACTTTTTTATAAAAACAATTTGATGCTAAAATTGCTTCTATTGAATTTTTCATCTCTACTCTTCCATCAACAAATAAAAATTGAAGATTATTATATTCTTGTATTAATTGTCTAACATTATGGAATATGTATTCTGGAGTAGCTTTAATTTTTTTACTGATATGAGGAAGATATTGAAAACTAAGAGCATTAGATAATTTTTCTTCTACTATAACTATTAAGTAACTATTATTTATATGGGCTTTTTCTATTTCATTTTTAAATCTATCAAAATTTTTAACGCTAAGAGTGCTAATAAAATCGCTTAAGCTTTTTCTTTCTATGTAACAATTACAATTATCATTATTAGAAGTATAATCGCCAAATGGTAAAGTTTTTATCTCAAAAGGAATATCAAACTTTAACCAATTCTGTTCTCTAGTATCAACATATATAGTATTTTTTGAATTTAATTTATTTTTAAATTGATTAGATATATTTTTTGGATGAATGAATTTATTTTCTAATCCAATATCAGAACATAATTCATAATAATCATCAAATATTTTATTATAGAATATAATTGATGGACTCATAATCGTTCTAAGTTCGATTTGAGATGGACTATAAATTAAATTTTTATCGTTTCTTCTTTTAACTAATAAACCTTTGCAATACTCTTTGGCTTTTTCTATAGTTTGCTGTTTTAACCATTTTTTAAGATTATTTTTATCATTAAAATCGCTATTAAGATATTGATCTTTGCTTTTAAAATTTATTACATCGCCCGTTAATAAATCACGCCTTGGATAATAAGTATGATAATATTTTTCTTTATTTAAACCATAGCCTCTTAGCGCAAGATGAAGACTTTTTTCATCTTTAAACTCTTTACCATCCACTTTACATATTACGCTCATCCATTTAAAATCTCGTCCTTTGAGATTCCTAAAATTTTAGATTTTACTTCATCCATAGTAGAAAGCCTGTCTATTTCTTTTTCTATAACTTGTTTTCGCATTTCTGCCATTTTTAAAAGTTTAGCTCTACTCTCCTCTTCTTTCCACATTTGTACTAAATTAATAATTGATGCTGTTTCTTTTACTTGTTTGCTTAATTTATCGCTGCGCTTTACTTTAAGATCATTATTTAATTTTTGTTGACGATTAACGCAATCATTATATTCTTTTCTGGCTGTTGTACTAGCTTCAACAAGCGCCATAGGAATTTTGCCGTCCTCTTGCATAGATAATTCTATTTGATTTTGTAAAACATTAATTGTTTGTTGAATATTAGAAGAAATAACTACTTCTGTGCAAAGAACAATATATTGGTCTACTTCTTCTTGAGAAAGATCACCTTTATCATAAGTATATCTAACAAAACTACTTTCAAAAAGTTCTCTATCTGGTTCATTATCATAAATATTCATTTGATGAATAAACCTATGAGTATTCATATAACTAATTAAAGCGTTAATTTCTTTTTTATGTTTATGAGTGAGTTTATTTTTATCAATACCATCTAAAACATATTTATTAATTTTAGCAATCATTCGTTCTTCGCTTCGAGGTGGTTTATATCCCTCTGTGGCTACATTTTCATTTTCTGTATTATTAAATTTTATATTACTAGGAATATTTTTCATATACTCAAGAACGCTTCTTGTTTCTTGAGATAAATTTGTTAATGATTCATTTTTAAAAAGTATTTTAGCCATCTCCAAACCAGTCATTGTATGGCAATTATTACTAATATATTCTTTTTGATCTAGATTTAATTCTATTAATCCTTTAGCTTCATATTCATGACTTTTTTTAGGCTTAATTTGTCTTGAAGCGAGAAATGCTTTTACAGCTTTACCTTCTTTGCTTCTGCCATCTAAATCATCTCTATCAAAAGCAAGTTTAACTAATTCTGCCAAAGATGGAGGATTATCTGGACGATCATTCCATTCTTTTAATAGTTTTAATTGTTGCTCTTCTGTTAATATTAAAATATCTTCGCTCATACAATATCAATATCTCCATTATAAAGATGTTTTTTTACTTTAAACATAATAGCTTTTTTAAGATTTTTGATTTGTTTATATCCTGCGGTTCTATTCTTTTCTGTCGTTCTATATCCCATTAATTTTGCGACTTGCTCTTCATTTTTATGTTCAATATATAAGTATCTATAAATTTTCCATTCTATTGGTTTGAGAATTTTTTCCATTTTAAAATGAATATTTTCTGCTGTTTTTTCTAAATCAACTGCATCATTTTCTATATCGTGTACTTCGTTTAAATGGTTTTCCATGGTAACAGGAAGTTTTGTATCATGCGCATTCTTTTTGCTTTTTACCCAATTTGCATATAGTGGACAATTTGTGCATTGTTTCCCATATATACTACAGCCATCATCAGCTTCTGCAGCTGCGCATTTTAAGCATGGCCTTGTATAATTACTATAAGTATTGCGTATTAAATTTTTAATTTGATTACTAATAATTCTATTAACCCACGGCGCTAATGGTTTAGTTTGATTATATAAATGCCATTTTTTATAAATATGAATTCTTAAAATTTGAGAAACATCGCTAAAATCCATCCAAGAAATTGCCGTAAGATTCCATTTATTTCTTCTTTTGAAGATTTCGTTATCTATTTCCGTAATACAACCTTCAAAATTGCGTTTTTTCTTAGGCATTTTATTATTGAAATCGATTATGATCTTTTACGATTTCTACTTTTTGGTTTTATTGCAGAGCCTTCTTTACTTAGATTTTCTAGTTGTTCCTTTTTATTAATAGTTATTTTTGATTTATTTTTTCTTAAATTATTTTCTTGATCAGAAGAGCCAATAATATCTCCTATTTTTTCAACAATATCTGGCTGGATATTAATATCAAAACTTAAACTATCAATATCTGGCATTTCGTTTACTTCTGTAATTTCAGTATCATCGTCTTCATAATCTTCTGGTTCAATATTTGGTCTTTTAGATTTGGTTATCGTTGGGTTTTGCATTTGTACTGGTAAAGCTACTTTTTCTTCTTTTTTAGCGCCAAAAAATGAATTTCCACAATTTGTACAAAATTTAGGCTTATTTAAAGAATATTCAGTTGGCGAACCACATTCAGAGCAATAAATTTTTAGCATATAATATTATATGCTAAATTAAGAGTATATTCTAAATATTAATCTATATAATAAAATACTGAAACATTTGCTAACGAACTATATACCCCAGTATTTGTTGTTACTTTAATCGTAGATGGAAGATTTGAATTCCCCGCTGCAACAAACATAATTGTATTTCCAGAAGCATCATTTTCTTTTAATGTAACATTTCCGCTAGTATTAACGCCTAAGATATAGATATTTTTATCTTGTCCTGGCGCATCTATTAACTTCGCAGCTCCTGTTGATGTAGCAACTAAAGCTATTTTTTCAAAACCTGAATCTCTAAAATATTCTGCCATATTAATTATTACACATTAAAATTAAAAATATATTAAAAATTATCTAGTTTCTCGCCATTGTAAACTTGCCAATACATTTGTAGGAGTATTATTCGCAGTTGACATATTTTTCATCAAAACGGCAAATATATTACTATCTGTACTGTCAATATTTTGACTAATATATCCTCTTTTTGCGCTTGATATATTCGCTATATTTGTTGAGACTGATGTTGCGTTTCCTACTCCTCCAACAGAAACTGGTAAAAAACCAGCATTAAACATATTAGCGCCAGAAAGATTATAGCTTGTAGCATTTATATTATATTCAACAACGCTAGTATCATCTGCGCTAACCCATGAACCCCCAATTAAAGAAGACCCACTTGGCAAACGCCAGAATTCAAAAGAACAAGTTTTGCTATCGCTATGAAATTGAGAAGAAAGTAATCTAACAACGCTTCTATTTGGTTGTCCATAATATCCTGTTTTTAATCTTATTGCAATCACTGGTAATGTTGAATTTTCATTGATTACTCTTGCTCCAGTTGTTCTTGCTGAAAAATCTACTCCTGCTTCATTATATCCACCTTCACTAAAAACTGTAGCGCAAATTTGTTGCATATGATCAGTACCAACTGTATTGCTATAATTTCTAATTTCACAACGAACAGGGAGATTTGGATTGCTCATATATACTGAATCTTTAATATTGCTATTATAAAATTGATGAGCAGTTATAAATTTTCCTTCATGTACAAATCCAACTCTAACTGTTCCTACTCCAAGCCATTCAAAATCAGTCCAAAATAACTGCGTTTTTGTTGGATTTAAATTAAATTGAGAAAATCCGCTACCATTACAAGTATCTGTATTCCAATTATTTTGAGATATAATATCATCTTGAACTGAACCAGATATATTATTTCTTAAAACAAAATTTAAACTTCCATTTCCGCTTTGCATAAAATATACGCCATTTCGATCATCAAAAAGACCTATCCTTTTATTTGTCCCAGACCTTACTCCGCTAAAATTAAAACTTTGCAAACTTACTTGGCTTTTGCCTGGCATGTAATGATGATACATTCTACTTTGATGAATAGTAAAATCATTTATTCCTGTACCAATATTTAATTCTGCTTGAGCTTTCAAAATATTAAAAGTAATATTTGAGTTTGTTCCACTTGTTTTAGTAAGAAGTTCTGTTTCTTCGCCGTAAGCGTGAGAATAATCCCCAAGAGTAAATGGTTCTGAAACTCTTAATCTACCAAATGCATCAATATTCGTTGGGCTTGAAGAATTTCTTAAAAGAGATTCAATATCGTCTATTTTACTAAAATCAAGAGCTTGATAAACGCCGCTATCACTATTATAAACTAAACCTATGCGTTTTTCTGTTTGATCATTTAAAGATACTAATGGAGCCATAAAGATGGTTACACTAGCTTCACTTTAATTCTTCAAATTTCTCAATAATATATGCTAAAATATCATTCCTCATAATATCTTCTGTTCCAAATTTAAATGTACATATTCCTTTATCTTTACTTTTTTTATCATCAAAAAGATCATATATTTTCTCAAATCCACTATTTTTAATATCTGCTTGCCTGATATCTCCTATAAGTATTAATTTACTAAATTTGCCCATTCTAGTAGTAATCAATAAAAGATCATGTATGCTTAAATTTTGCGCTTCGTCACAGATAATATAACTAGCATTAATGCTCAATCCTCTTAAAAAACCTACTGGCAAACCTTTAACTCTTTCTTGTTTCAACAACATTTCGACTTGTCCCTTTGGTAACAATTCATGTAATTTATCCATTAATGGTTGAAGATAAGGATCAAGTTTGCTATGTAAATCGCCTTTAAGGAATCCAAGATTATGAGAAGAGCTTTCTACTGGATTACGAATATAAAATATTTCTCCAATCTTTTTGCTGTTAATGGCATTTAAAGCTGCGTAAACTGAAAGTAAACTTTTTGCTGTTCCAGCTGGACCTTTACAAAAAACCATTTTAGTATTTTTATCTTGAAGGAGTTGTATGAATTTTTTTTGATTATCAGTCCATTGTAATTCCCGAATAGTTAAGGATCCTTCAATTTTATCTCTTTGAGGAACTGGAACCGACTTGTCTTCTTTTTGTTTATGTTTTTTAGACATTATACTTACATATAAATTTACACCATATTTTCAATTTAGTGTAAATAAATTAACTGTGGCATACTTAAACGCAAATATTCCTCCGATTGAATGCTATGTAAGAGGCAATTATTTAAGAAATCAAAAAGACTCTCACGATAAATATTTTCCATGTTTAATTTTTGGAGTAAGTTCTATTCCAGGACAGGTTCCTCTTTTTAATTTTTTAATGGAAGATGGTGGAATTTGGTGGCATTGTCCAATAAGCGCTTTTTGTAAAAAAGAAGGAATAGCAGAACAAGACCTACATGAATTAGAACTTTGGGATAGTTTTAGTTATCATATAGCAGTAACTAAATTTTCTTTATTTGAAAATAAAAAAATGAAATTTTTATCTAGAAATGGAAAAGAGTATTTTGGAACTTATTTATTTACTCTTGATTGGGCGCATAGTGATCATAATGAAATTAATTTTGGTTTTAGTGAGCATCCAGATCAACATAAATGTGGACATGTATTGCAATTAGACAATGGCAATTATGCAATACAACCTAATAATAGATTAAGAGTATATGATCCAAACTTTGCAACTAAACAAGGGCAAAATCTTATTGAACGTAAAGTCAATAGTCATATTTATACTGTAGAAAATTGTCCAAAATGGGTTACAGAAGACTCAGACAATTACGAATATAGTGTAAACGAAATAAATGGAGATAAAAATGAAAAAAACAATCAAGATAACAGATAAAAATATTCTTGAGGGTGAAAAAGCTAATCCTCAGAATTGTGCAATAGCTAGAGCTATTAAAAGCAAAATGAAAAAGAAAATTGAGGAAGTATCTGTATTACCTACTCAAGTCATTCTTAAAATTGATAAAAAAATGTTTGTAGCTGAAATGCCAAAACATGGCGCAAATTTTATTAAAAGATTTGATCGTGGTCTAGCTGTTAATCCTTTTGAATTAAATTTAAAATTTAAAAAAGGCTACGCTTTAGTTTAATTTTTTATATCTGGATCTGCAAGGTCTGGATTATGTTTAGTTTTTGTGCCTCTTTTGAATGGCACATTTAAATTTTTTATAATTTCTATGGGTTTTTCTATAATTTTCTCAATGACTATTTGTTTAGTTTCGTTATCTTCGAATTTTCTATTAGTTGCAATATTATAAGCCAAAAGTAAAGATACTGCTAATGGATCAAATACAGATACAATAATTAATATAAAATATTTGACTACAGTTTCTATTTTTGCATTAAATGCTTCTGCTATAAATTTATAAGTTCCAATATCTGATTTCGTTATTTTACTTTTTAAGTCTATTATAGATGTATCTAGTTGGTTGATTTCACTTAATAAATTAGTATTAATATTATTAATTTTTTCGATATTAGATTCTAATGAAGTTATATTAGATTGGACAGAGCTTAATGTTTGAGATTTTAATTCTACTGATTTTTTGTCTATTACTTTTTCTTGAGTATCATTTCCAAAAAAGCCGCCAGATTTAGTTACTGTTGTCATTGTAGATTGATCTAAAGCTTTTGTTAAATTATTTTCTTGATTTTTACGAGTATCGGTTAAAGTTTTAATTCTATCGTTATTTGAAGCTATTTGAGATTGTAATGATGTTTTCTTCGCTTCTAATAAAGTCAATTGAGATTCAATTGCGTCTATATTACTTTTTGTTGAATAAAAAGCTTGACTAAGATAACCAAATATTCCAAGACTTGTTATGCCCATTAAAACTATGACCGCACCTAATAAATAAATTTTAATAATATTATTAATTTTTTTCCAGTATCTGTATAAAAAACTGGTAGCCATTATTTTCCCAAACTCTAAGCTCGTAGCCATTATAACTGTTGGCCAAAAACTTCCAGAAAAAAGTAATCCAATTCCTGTGACAGAAAAAAAAGCTCCACAAGATGCCAAAAATAAAGCTGATAAGCCTAATAATAATTTAAACATATTAAATATAAAGAAGCCACATACTATCTTTTTCTTGTTGATTTAAGTCTAGTATTTTACCATTTTGTGGCTCCAAAAAAGCGACTTGAATATTGTTATTATTATTTAAAATTAATGTATTTATAGCATGTCCACCAGTTGTATTATTTTCTGCTCTTCGCATAGCTTTATAATGAACTATTCCTATGCCTATTCCTTCTGCATTAGATTCAATCTGTTGTTGATAATATCCACATGCAAATACATGAAATGCTTCTGCAAAATTGTCGCAATCCCATTTATGAACCCATCTAGTTAATTTTAAAGATGCTAGCCATTGCCAATATTTTGGAAATATTTCTTTAGTTACCATATCTAAAGTTGGCAAGAAATATGTTTGATCTGATACAGCTATGTTCTTTGGTATTTTTAAACCATTATTAGTCCAACCAAATATCATGTTTGGTGCAGTTACATCCATGAATGTAATTACACTGACCTAAAAACTATTAGTCAAATATATTAGGATCAAACTCTGGTAATGTATCTTCTGCTATAACTTGTTGAGCTTTTTTACTAGGAAAAAGATTAATTAATTTAGTGTCATTACTGTTATTAACTTTTTTAGGAACATAATTTTCTACTATTTGTTGTGTGGTTACTGTATTTTCATGAACAATGTATATATTCTTTGTGTTGGCATTTGGTACAATTTCTTCGTTATTAAGATAAAGCCTGTAATCTGGCTTTTTATCAAATAAGCCAAAGTTCATGCCAAAAGCTTTGAACATAAATAGCATACAGTATGTAAAGCCTAACCATGCGGCTAATTGAAATATAACGTCCATTTATATATATTATTCTGATTTTTGAATAATGTCAAGCAAGTATTCTTTAAATTGAAGTAAATCTATCTTATCTTTTGTTCTTATTATTTTCTTTTCTTTATTTCTAGTATATTTAAGTTTAACATAAAATATTCTAATAGGTTCATAAATATTAATATTTAAATCTTTTATATTTACTGTTGTATAATCTTGGTTAATAAGTCCATCTTTGAGGAATATAATTTCTATTTTTACTGCTTGTTTTGATAAAAACACTTTCTTTTTATTTCCTAAAGGCCAATCAGAAGCGTCTACCATAAATTCAAATCCATTTTTTTCTAGGAAATCTATCCATATATCTTTTTGGTTATAATCTACAGATATCTCCAAATCTTCATTATATCTATAAATAGCTTTATTAAAGATTGCTAAAGCTGTGCCACCACAAATATAATATTTAAAATTATTTTTATTTGCAAATCTTATTAAAAGCTCAAGCGTATTATATAAACGCTGCATATTAATATCAAATTTAAAAGATTTATTTAATTCATTGTATAGCATATTAATATTTTACTAATGACTTATCTAAATATAATAATTTTTGTATTGTTGGATTTTTATTCTCTGTAGCTTTAAAATAACGAGTTCCACCAGCTAATCTAACTGGTTGATTATTTAGCATCGCAGAACGACAAAAGCCATGAATTAAATAGAATTTTCTCCAATATTCACCTTGATCGTCATTTAAAACCCATCCATGAATAGATTTATTGCCTGAATCAACTACTGCTACTAATTTCATCCCTTTTTTTAAATTATTTATAAATATTTGAGCTACTTGATCTTTACTTATTCTATCATGTTCAAATATAATATATTTATTTTTATCTATATTTATTGGTTTTCTTGATCCATGTCGAGTTTTATAAGAGCTTCCGCTAATATAAGTTCCATAATTTATTGGTAAATTTTTTAACCATAATTCTGCTGGATTAAAGAATGGATATTGAGTATGATTTACATGTTTACCAATCCATATCAAATCTTTTGGAGCAAATAATGATATATTAGCTATCATCATCTCTTCTGGAGTCAAGTTTTCTACTGGATCTGGAGAAGCTTTAATTAAATCTTGAACCATATTAATTTCTATTTGTTATTTTAGCTAGCCATGTAGCTACATCTTTTATTACATTAGGATTAATTGTTTTATAATTGCCAAGGTGACCAAATAGTAGATGACAATTGACGCCATTCTTTTTGCTTTCACATAAAGTTATAAGATTTTTAGGGTTTAATTCTAATTCTGGGGATTGATTAAATGGTTTTATATGATGTACTTCTAATTTTTTTTTGCCGCCACATGCTCTACATTTGGGTTCTTTTTTTAAATGTTCTTTTCTGGTTTTGTTCCATTTAGAAGATCTACGTTCTCCTATAGAAGCTTTACCTTTAAGAACATCTTTAATATAAGTTATCATCTGCTACGCCAATCTCCGCCACATTGTAATTTTATTTTAATAATATTATTGGTTTTTTTAACAATAGAATTTAAAGGTTCTTGTTTTATTGGTATTATAGGCTTGCTATCTATAGGAATAACAATAATTTTGTCATTTAATTTGTTTGTTGTATATTTGGCAATAGAGAAGACTATTACTGATATTAATAGTGCTAGATAATAGGTTTTGGTGGTTTTATTCATATTATATATTACACACTTATCTTTTTAACCTATATAGCAAAAGACTTATAAGCAAAAATAGCCCCGTGGATTTTTTTACTTTGATATATTATTGATTTATAAAGGTATTTAAATAGATTTAAAATAAAGGGGGGAGGTATATAAGAGAATAGTATTATATTATTGGGGAGATCTATATAAGTACCCCCTCACCCAATTTCGTTTTTAAAGTCATTCATTTTTTTCAAAAATGGGGGTATATATAAATTTTTTTTGCCGATTCTCTGTAAGTCGTTGATAATCAATGAAATTTAATTGTTGCATAATTCCTATTCTGTGATAGATTAAGAGCATGAAGAAGAAATTAAGCAAATACGAACAACTCATCGCTAACCTCAACAAAGCGGCTCAAGACCTCAAGGATGCCTCGACTCAGGCCGTGGCAACTCTCGAAGCTCACGCCGAGAAGATCGAAAGCATCCATCAAGATGCTATGCAAAAATAATTGTTGACGAAACATAACTAGAAAGGCATACTCAGACCATGAAACAAAACCTCAAAATCAGCTACCAAACCTTCGGCGAAAACAATGCTTACCTTCTCGAAGGAAGCATCAAACAAATCAATCACTTCTATAACGGCATCTATAACTGGTGCGGAACTAATGGCAAGTTGCACGATATGGGCAACGGCAAGGCGTTCTACTTCTACGCTCACCCCGATGATGTGAAGAAAGCTCTCACCAAGATCGCCCTTCACGCCTTGGTTAATAAGATCAACGCTAAGGGTCGCAAGGGTGGACTGCTTGACCTTGCTACCAATAAGGCACAGAGCATCATCGATGAGATGGTGCAGACCTGCTTCCTTTGGGGTGCTACTAGCTCGGAGGGATATAGCCTTGGCACTATCACAGCAGAGAAGCCTAGCGACTACTGCGGAGCTATCAGCAGTGGAAGGGACTAATACTATGACAGCAGAACTATTCATCGTAGCACTTACGCTCCTAGGCGAAGCTAGGGGTGAAACCTTTGAGGGTATGGCTGGGGTTGCTAGCGTCATACAGACACGCATGGTAGAGCGTCACCAATCTGCTAGCCAAGTATGCCTAGCACCTAAACAATTCAGCTTTTGGAATGGTGGAGTGAGTGAAGCTACCAAGAAGAAGCTACTGGCTACACCACAAGGTAAGAACGCTCTTTACCTTGCAGACCTAGTCGTCCATCAGCAGATGCCCGACATTGTAAAGGGTGCTAACCATTACCATGCTGTGAGCGTGTCACCTAAATGGGCTAAGAATGCAAAGCTAGTGGCAACAATACGCAATCACAAGTTCTACAGGCTGTAGACTTGACAACATAGAAAGGTATGATAAACTAAACATATGACAAACAATAATCCACTCAAACGAGCGATCCTTATCGATCCATTCACCGAAACAGTATCACAAGTAACACTCGTTGACACTAAACTCCAAACCCTTCGCACTCTCATCGATTGCGAGATCATCACGATGACAGGTTTAGCCAATGGTGTAGACATGATCCTAGATGATGAAGGCCTTTTGAAAGACTCAAGCTCTCAAGCCTACTTCAAATTCGGGATTGGTTCGCAACCTTTCGCTGGCAAGGCGTTGATTGTTGGCACAGACGATGAGGGTGAAACTGTTTCACTTCCCGAAAATGTCACAACCGAAAAAATTTCAGAGCGTGTGATCTTTTTCAAACCATCAAAAAAATATCTTGATGAATCTTTAGAAATCAAAGTTCTACCATTCTAAAAGCAATTTTTTGTAAGTTGTTTTATACCAAGGACTTACAAAAGCGCCTCCCTCCAGTTGTAACTCCTTGTCAATCAATGAAATTTAAATGAAGATTTTTCTTGCGAAAATAAAAATTTCTGATAAATTCTAAATAGAAAGAAAAAACAAAGGAAAACATATGCAAAACGAAATGAACAAAATGATGAACCAAAAAGAGTGGATGCAATTCGGAGATTTGAAAAGATGGGATCTCTCGGAGTTTGAAGCCTATAACAAAGGATTCAGCGATGAGGGGTGGGAAAAGTTCAGCAATCCTTACACTGAGAATACTCTCGCTTGGTGGCTTTATAACGCTGGTGGTTACGATTGCCACACCAATAACTAAAATTTAATTTTGCCACAATAGCACAAAGGCAGTGCAGCGGTTTTGTAAACCGCAGGTTGTTGGTTCAAGTCCAACTTGTGGCTCATCTTATAGCAAAACCTGAACAAAAGCAAAAAATCTAAACCTCTAACTCTCAAGGACTTACAAAAGGGCCTCCCTCTGTCTGTAACTCCTTGTCAATCAACGAGATTTAAATGAAAAAATATCTTGCAAAAATTCTAAAATGTGATAAATTAAGAGTATGAAAAGAAAAACAAAATTCGAAATCCTCCTCGGAAATTTAGACAAAGCCTCGGCTGACCTCAAAAAAGCCGTTGAAGAATCTCAAAAAAGACTTGATGAAAGTTTCGCAAAATATCAACACAAAGTTGAAGTTGCTCATCATAACTCCATGATAATCAACGAAAAACAAATTGAAGAAAAAATTTGACTTTTCGCTGAAATGTGATAGATTAAAGGTATGAAAGATAAGAAAGAAAATAAGAAAGGTAATAAAAGAAAATGAGTCATAGAATGATAAATTGGAACTATCAGCGTAGGCTGATGCGTGAAAATATGCGTAAAGCATTAGGTAACTTGGATGCCTCTGAATCCAGAGATAACAAAGGTGAACTGACCTTCTTTGGTGATGTTTACTTATACGAAGGAGTTTTAGTCAAACTCGTTTACAAAACTACAGCAGAAACTGCTGTTGCTGAAATCCTCGAAGGTGAGGATAAAGGTAAGATCACAACGATCTACCTCAACAAAGCAGAATTCGTAAAGAAAGAGAATAAATAAAAATGAATAAAGATAATAAAAAACAACTAACTTCCCAAGAGTGGGAAATTCAGCGTTGGGAAAATAACAATAAGAAATGGGCTAGACTCAAAAAGAGTTGGGCTGAATGGAAAAAGAATAACCCTGAAAAAGCTAGGGCTCACGCTCTACTTAAAGCAAAACTTAATGGGAAAAGTCCTAAGTCGTTCTAAATCAACGAAATTTAACAGCTTGACAAAATCAGAAAGTGTGATAGATTAAGAATATGAAAAACATGATAGAAAACCTCGTAGTGGGAAAATACTACCAAATTGAAAACCATATCGGAGTTTGCGAACTCTATAACAATAAAAAGCAACTCCGCAAAATTACTAGCGTTGGAGTTGTGACTCAATTCTGCGATGAAATGCTAGAAGTCGAAATGACTCCCGAACTTCTCAAAGAGTGTGAAGATCGTAAGAATGGAGTGATGAACTTCATTGGAAGTTTCAACGCCTCCTCAAAATATAAAGGAGACTAATATGATAACTGAATACCAAAAAACAATGAATGAAGCACAAAACAAAGGATGGGCAAAAGGTTGCCTCTCGGTTGCGATGATTAAACTCGAAGTCTTAGAGCCTCACGCTCAAGGATGGCAAAAAGAGTCAATTCAAAGCACTCTCCAACAGCTTCGAGAAGCATATGAAAGTTTGAGCAAATAATATGGACTTAACAAATAGCGTTCAAAGACTCAAAGAAGAAATTTACTATGGAAGCGAAGCTCTCCAAAGTTTAAGTTGGGCAATTCAAATCGCCAAAGATAAAAAGTTAAACCGCAATTACTCTATCCCTGACCATATGTGGCCTAGTATAGAAGCAGAGATTGAAGAAGAAGCTAGCGAGTTTCAATACGAATGAAAAAAATTCTTTTCAAAATAAATAAAAAAACTTTTCGTCTTGCAGTTTTTCACGGCGAGAGAAAAAACTTTTTACGAGAGAGATTTTTTTACTACATCTCTGCGGGTTGTTTACATCTAAAAGATCTGCTGTAAGTAACTTAGTATCAACGAGTTACAACTCGGCGGCAGCCCCCGCGCAAATCCTTGATACTCAACGACTTACAAATGCTGATCTTCCAACAAAACTTGAACAAGGCGAAAAAATCAGAAACTTTTTTAAAAAAATCTATTGACGAAAATAAAAAATATGATACATTTAATCTATGACAAACGAAATCACCTACCTTGCCTCAATTAACTGCGTTGAAGTCTATGCTGATGCGGAAGCATTCTTCGACTACATCAATTCCGCTGACGCCATCAATGAAATGCTCGACAAGATGGCTCCCACCTACGATGAGCAGGATACGGAGGTGGTGCAGTTTAATAAACCCGCTACCTTCTGTGGGATGCCTTTCTTCACTTATCGTCTTACCTGTCAGAATGGAATGGAGGTCAAATAATATGGACTACAAACTCGAACTGCAAAAGTGGATGAGCCAGCACATGCTGACTCCGCTGGATGTGCGTGACATCCTTAGTGAAATTCGTAAGGATCGCGAAGAGGAGCGCGTCATGGAATCTGAAAGGTCTAACGAGCCAGACGATTCTATGGATGGTGACTTCGATTCTGCTATGGCCTCTGCTGGTCACGGCACAGACGAGGACTATGGTGGCGGGTGCTACCAAATGGAAGACTTCGGTTGGGCTGGTGATCCAGAAATTTGCGGAGAATAATATGGATAAATATATCATCGCTGTTGCAGAGCTTGGAATTTTTTTCCTTGCTTTAGCTCTATTAGAAACTCTTGTTAATTTTAGTTTTTGGTTTTGGGAGAATAAACGTAAGTAGTTGATTATCAAAGACTTACGACGCGGAGGCAGGGCCCTTTTGTAACTCCTTAATAATCAAGAATTTACAAAAGATAAAAATTACATACTTGCTCGCCAACCCTCAAATTCTTCGTCTATTTCTTTTTGTTTCTGCACGAAAGTTTTGTTTGTATCTAGTGGAGGATTTTCTTCATCGCTCCACGGATAAAAAGATTCTAAATTATCGTTTAATAGTTTTTCTATGTTCATTGTTTTTTTGATAAAAGAATTAGAACTATAATCACCACTAGAATTGTTATAAGCATAAGATGACATCTTAATGCTTTTTGTAATCGATTGCAAACTCATTTTTATCCCAACACTTGCGACAATCACCGCACTTGTTACCTTGTTTAGAGCTAGGACAATTAAAGTTTCCAATCTTACTTGCACCGCTAACACACAAACCTAAACGCTGTGCAATTCCTACGGGCGCGGGGCCGTCCATCATAAGGGCTGATAGTCTAATCGTAAGGTTAGAAGGCACTTCTCCACCTTGTTCGATATAGGTTGAAACAAAAGCATACTCACGAGTTGGAAGCCAAAAAGAAATGTTAGGAAGATTCTTTGCAATCTTCACAATCTTTTCGAGGTGCCAAACACCTTGCAAGTCTCCCGAATCGTGCCACCTGAAATGCGGATTCTTAACTTTACCAATCAAATAAGTCATAGCATCTACCCAAAGATCATTAGTAAGAGAAGCGAAACGCTTTTCCATAGCTTTTTGAACATTGGGAAAAACATAACGCCCCTTGAGAGCGTAGCAAAAAGCACAAATGCTTCCTACAACTTTACGCATCTTCGCACCAATCAGACAACGCTTGGCTGGTGTCGAATAAGAATATCCTGGCATCTTTGAAGGTTTTGAGAGTGTACCAACAATCTCTTCGGCTTGTTTTTTGTTTTTGAACATAAAAAGAGGTTACCATTTTTTTGTTTTAGCACAAGTTTTTTTTATAGTTAAATCTCGTTGAACATCAAAGAGTTACAAAAGCGGCAGGGATTTTGCCTAAGTCTTTGATACTTAAGCAGTTACAACTTCTTCTTCTTGTTCTGGAATTTCTTCGCTTTCTTTTTTACCAATAAAAGCGTCAAACCTTTTCTGTGCTTTGCTAGAAGCTGAGATAATAAAGTTCATATCCTTTTTTAATACTTGGAGCCAACTAGAAAGATAGCTTGCAGAATTGTTGAAACATTTTTCAGAATCAATTCCGCAGAAGTTAAGACAGAGACTCGCAAAAATCTCTGCGGTCAATTCTTCTTTGCTATAATTCTGGGTGCCAAATCCATTTTTGATATCATCATTGGTTGCCTTGTGCATAGCGTGGCCGATCTCATGAAACGCCGTGGAATAATACTCCTCAACGCTGGTAAAATTTTCTTTTGGGGGAAGATCAATCTTATGCTCCTGCGGATAATAACAGGCACGACTTCCACCATGTTTGATCTGAATGATGCACTTGTTAATTAACTTTTCTGCTTCTTCTACTGGTGAAAACTCCAACTTCTTAACTTCGGGCTGTTTCCACTTCATGCCCTCAATATCACTCAACCCAAAAACTTTATAGAATCTCATCATGGGAAAAGTTTTGGTTTCATTGTCTCTTTCAGTCTTGAGCAATTTGTAATAAACTACCATGTGAGACTTGGCACCTTTTTTGATTCTGCCGCCAAGTTCTTTAATCTGATTGAATGTGAAGAAAAAATCATCAGAAGAAAGCATCCGAAGCAAAAACTGATTGATGCCCCTATAATTCTTTTTCGACACGCCGTTGCAAAGATCAAAAACTTTCCAAGGTTTCTGCCAAGGGCACACGCCTTTGTTGAGGGCTTCGATAAATTTTTCTGTGATGATTTCGTTAACTTTCATAGCTTAAATATATCAGCTTTTTGTTTTTTGTCTACAAATAAAAAATTCTTTAAATATATTTTTTAACCCATGGCAACCAAGTATTATTAAGCCAATTAGTATATTCTTTGTTTTGATCCAACTTACTGCTTGTTGCATTAGGAATCGATTTTAACCTCTCATCGATAGCTTTTATTACAATTTTCAATTTTTCTGGATCTTTAACATATTGTGCTATCATTCCTCTGGCCTCCTCTCGTCTACCTTGAGAAGATAACATGGCTACCCTTTTTATCGCAGCGTCTTGAGCTCCTGTTCCAATAGATATAATTGCACTTTGAAGAGAAGATGCGATTTGTTTTTTATTAACTTTCATAGTTTAAATATATCAGAATTTTTCTTTTTGTCTACAAATAAATCTCGTTGAATATCAAAGAGTTACAACAAAACGCTGGCACTTTTGTAACTCCTTAATAATCAATGAAATAAAATTATTGACATAAAACAAAAATATGATAATCTATAGAAAGAAAGGAGGTAAATATGATGGACATATTCGATGACCAAAAAACATTAAATATCTGGGCAAAAGAAATGTGGGACGATCAAGCTATGGAACGAGCCTTAGAAACTCAGGCAGAGCTTGATGCTGACCATGCTCGTGATATGGGAGAGTAATAACTCTCTCATTATCAACAACTTATAAAAATAAGCAGGTCCTTTTGTAAATCCTTAATAATCAAATACTTAGGGCTAAACGGATTCGAACCGATACACCCTCATTGAAAGCGAGGAGTCCTAACCATTAGACGATAGCCCCATATGTAGTATTATTATATTGAGTATTTAGCTATTTAGCAATTAATATTTGCTATTTTGTGTAATCTAATTTAGAATTTAGAAATGAAAAAGCAAGTCAGCGGTCTATTAGAATCATCTGAATTATATAAACAATTCCTCAAAGAGCGTGAGGAAATATTAAAACATAAATGGATTGAAAGTGAGAAAGCTGGACACGACGTAGGATTTGAATGGGCTTTGCTTGATTGGAACTTTCATCACAGAACTAATTGGCGACAAAATAAATAATTGGATTGCGTAGGACTTGAACCTACAACCTATTCCTTAAAAGGGAACTGCTCTACCATTGAGCTAGCAATCCTAAAATTTTAGTTTTTCCGCTCTCTCTATTCTAGAACTAGAGAAAATATATACCCACCTCTAATTGCCTCAGACTCTGGGCATTGGGGCTTCAAGGGCTCTTAATGGGAGAGTCACTCCACACCTTGCGGAAAGAACTATCTAAATCTTATCAGAATTTAGTTTTATGTCAAGCAATCAAAGTGCAATCAATCGGGCCAGTATTACTTAATTTAACTAAAATTCTACCCGCACCTTTTTCTTTCAAAATAGGATTTTTCCATAAGAATTCAGATATAAACTCCCAAATAGGTAAAATACGATTCCAATCATTGTCAGCTAAAAAGAATCTTTCTAAAGATTGTCCATCTTTGCCCATCCATCCTTTGACATCCAAAATTTTTGTTGATTCCTCCAAATGGCAATAATCAATAGTGATTGAATAAACCGCATTCTTCCAAAGTAAACTAAATATCTTTTCTATTGTTCTCCATTCTTCAAAAGGTAAATAATAATAGCCTTTTATATTAGAATATAATTTTAGTTTGGGTGATTCATCCATGTTCATAAAAATAAATATACTATAAATTAAAAATTTGTCAAATAAAAAGGGCGAAGATTTTACTCCTCGCCCTTTCTATATGGTTGGGAGGGACTACCGACCCTCGATATTACAGTAGTATCTCTCTGTCTTTAGACTGGCGAAAGACCACCAGTAATCCGATCATAACGGAACTGACGGATGCCAGAATCCATACGACCAGAAAAGCAAAAAGTCGTAAAGAGCTTGTTGCCAGCCTTGCTAATCGTATAAGACGAAGGCTTTCCGATGATGTAGGTAAAGACCTGCTCACCGCCGTAGGGTTTGTATTCGATCAGATACCTTTGCCCTACGAGGAAAAGGAACAGATACTTAATGAATGAGGTTGCATAGATGATTGCGTTTTTGATTTTGTTCATAGGTTAAATATACCATAACCTTGTTTTTTTGCAAGAAAAATATCTCGTTGTCTATCAACGACTTACGGCGCGAGAGTCCCCGCCGCTGTAACTACTTAATAATCAAACACTTACAACAATTAAATTATTCTTCGTGTTCTTTCCAATTAGGATGCGCTTTAACCCATTTATGCCAAACTACTTCTAAACCAGCAAGATGCTTTTCTATTTCAGCAATCAACTTTGGATCTTCACCTTGAAGAACTCTTTTCTCTAATATTTTGCAAAGTCTATTCTTTGGCTTCATATATAATATTTTACAATTATTTGCTTTGTATTTCAAGTATTTATTATATCCTATTAGATATTTGGTAAAAGTTATTTTAGATGTGTAATTATAATTTTCAGTATCTCTTCTAGCCCGCCCCAAAAAATAGTAAAACTTATTGAGCAAAGAATAATTAGTGGCGCATTTTTATCAAGGAAACTTCTCACATAAATTTCTTACATGTGAATTTTTATTTAGAGAAAATATTTCGCTCCTAGCAGGAATCGAACCTACATAGAATGTTTAGAAGACATTCACTTTATCCATTAAGCTATAGGAGCAAATTTTCGCCTAGGTCAGACTCGAACTGACACTTGAACGATTTTAAGTCGTTTGCCTCTGCCGTTGGGCTACTAGGCGGATTGTTCAACTATCGTGGTCTAGCTTTTCAGCAGAGACTTGGCCGATAGAATAGAAGTCTTGAACTTGTGCTGTCTTAACAAAGTTTTCGGAAGGAATGTTGTTGATCGTATTCATCACACGATTCATAACAACTGCTTTCAATCCACCTTTAGCACCACGGAACTTCTTACCAAGTTTATCACTCAAACTATTCATAACATACTTAAACATTACTCGCTCCAACTTCTCAAGAGTAATCCAAAAATATGCAAAGGATTCGCTCATCCATTGAAGCTCACCATTTGTTCCGCCCCAGTTATAGACTCGATTGTGGAACTGCTCGATCTCGTCCTTGTTACCTTTAATCCCGATAACCCAATGGGCTCCGAGGTTTTGTTTAATTAGTTTCATAGTTTATAGTTTATCCTATTCTTGTTTTTTGTCAAGAAAATATCTTGTAATATCTTCTTGGGTTAATTCTGTATGTTTGCTATATGCGTTTAACATCCAATGTAAAGTTGTGGGCTCGGTAGGACTTGAACCTACAACCAAAGCATTATGAGTGCTCTGCTCTGACCATTGAGCTACAAGCCCATCTTTCAAGAAGCTACTACCTTTGCTGGAAAACTGGAAGGCTTCGGAACTTGCACGAACTCTACTGCAAAAGCCTTGGCGATGTTCTCCAATTCTTTCAGAGAGCAAGTCTCCTTGGGCGTACACATACGGATTGAGGTGTTAAGGATAACGGCTCGGTCTTGACCGAACACATTCATCACATAGAATGGAACTGATTGGTTGTTTGTCATAGGTTTAATATACAAGAGTTACAAAAATAGTCAACAAAAATAATTCGTTGAATGACAATGAGTTACATACTAGGGGCAGGATTCGAACCTGCATTTTGCCCAAATCTAGAGCGACCACATTATAAGTGTGGGGTCTTAACCAGTTAGACGACCCTAGCAATCAACACAGAGCCATAGCTCAATGTCAGCCTCCGAAGTTATCCGCCAATTTTCTTGACGATGACTTTAGTGCCGTCTGGCCAACGCTTGATAATCTCTCGCCAATAATTAGCTTCAACTTCTGCTGAAGCCTCAGACGAGTGCATATCTTCGCTGACACGGACACCATCTCTCAAAACAATAAATTTAGATGTCATTTTCTGTCTCCGCTACAACTGCATTATCAAACATAGAACCACCATCAACATTATCACAGATAACAATATCATTACTGCCATCATCACCTGCATATACCGCTTTTAGTTTTCTAGTCTGACTATACTCAATTTTAGTCCATTGAGATTCTGGAACGCCGAGGACTTGCAGAGCCTCAACTCTCTCTGGAGGGATCGCCTCTCCACTAACAGCACATTTATATGTCATGTTGTTATACTAATACAGATTCTGTTTTTGTCAAATCAATTTTGCGAGGACGGCCACGACCACGCTTCTCACCATTAGGCAAAGTTGCTGTGGCAACATAAGCGGTGAGTTTTTCTTGGAGTTGAGTGAATCGCTTGTCTGCATCTTCACGACTTGTGCAAGTGAATCCCCAATCACCCCATTGACTATCGCTAGGATACATTTCAGCAGGAGGCATCTTTACACCTGCGATTTCATAACCATTGTGACGCTTAATTGCAATCACTTCATAGTTGTGAGCTTCGCTGTCTGGTTCATCGAGTTGCTTTTTATAAATTGCAACATCGCCTTCACGCTTAACTAGCGAGAACTTAAAGCCTCTGCTAGTAAAAGAATCTTCAAGAATTTTCAATTTTAGTTCCCTCTGGTAGCCAGTTCTTCGGGTCAAGGTTAGCCCCGATATAACCAACTTGTGCTTCTTGTTTAGTTTTGGTGTCAGTAGCGTAAATAGCCCAGCCACCTTCAGCGAGCTTCTTTACTTTTGTAATGTTCATATGATAATTCTACTATACTTTTAATTTAATTCAAGACAAAAATATCACGATTAATCACACCAACCCACTTTGCTTTATATACAGGCTCTAATGTATCAGCATAAACAAAACTATTAAACTTATAAGGATTATAGGTAACTCTGCGTTCAGTTTGATCCACAGGCCAACCATCGTCTGGTGTGCCACAAACAAAAGCATGAACATTCTTTCTTTGTTCACGAAGAACCCTGGAGCGACCTGCTTGACTGACTCTAAACTCTACATCACGAAGAAAAAATTCTGTGCTATGCTCTAATACTTTTCCACGAAACATAATAGAAAGACAATGTTTATGTAAATTATAATATACTTTATGCTTTGCTTTCATCTCATAACTATAACATAAATAATATAAATGTCAAGGATTGTAAACCTTTGATAGATAACGAGTTACAAAAGCGGGGTCCCCCGCGCCGTAAACCCTTGATACTCAACGACTTACGCATGTCAAGAAAAAAGCAAAAAGAATGCGAGAGGATTAACCCCTCGCATCCTGTTAAAGTTTCGTTTTAGTTTAGGCGACCAGTTTCAAGAGGTCTTCGTCACGGGTTTTGCCCGAGAAGACTTTGAGCAAGTCAGTGCTGATACGCTCGCTATACTCATAGCGCTCGTCTGCAACATTGCGAGTCAGGAACTGAGTCGAAGCGTTGTACAAGTTGTACAAGTTGCGGTCAGTATCTTCCTCGTAAGAAGGGTTGCGCCAAACTGCTTCGATGCCTTCACGCACCTTGGCAGAGATAACGTCCTTCTCTTCCAACTTGGTGAGCAAGGTCAAGCCCTGCTCGTTAGTGATAGCCTTCTGAGCCAACCTGTTAAAGATTGCCACAGAGGTATCAACGCTAGCCACAGCATTTGCCAATGCATCACCAATGAAATCCAGATTCACGGCGAGCGTGTGGCGCTTCGTCATGCTGAACTCCTTGGTCAACGATTTCATACCGTTTGTGCAAATCAAACGGAGGAAACCGAGGGTGAGAGAAACACGACTGGAGCGGTCATAACTGTTGTTAACAGTCAACCGCAAACCAAGAATGTCTCCCTTGGCACGTTTGCCCACTGGCTTCAATTCAGTCTTGAAGTCAGCGAAGTCATAGCA